TATCAGAAGTGTTTGATGATATTACTAGTTCCGAACTTGTATTTTCCAACATGGATATTTGTGTGGCAGTGACAGGTGTCTCAAGAGCCATGTTTAATGTTGCTTGCAATTTCGGTATATTTTTCTGTATACCTTCATTGAGCATATCCATCAAATTAGGCATCCATTCATCCGCATATTTACCTGGACCTGCCTCTGCTGGCGAATGGAAGCCCAAAAACCTTGAAATGGTCGAAGCTACACTCTTAACTGCGCTTGTAACACTGCCAATCATGGATTTTATGCCTCTAACAATGTTACCAATCAAGTTTTTACCCCAATTGTACGCATCTGATACAATCGAAAGTACCTTTCGTTTTGCGATATTGAAAGGCTCTACAATAGCTTGCCATATTCTGCCACCGATGGATTTTATAGTGCTAACTATTCTGTTCCAAATCTTGGTTATTGTGCTCCAAATATTATTCGCTATTGTCGTTACATTGTTTTTGGCAGTGTTAAACAACGTCGTAATAGTGTTTTTTATGTTATTCCATGTTCTAGAGGCTGTAGTGCGAATAGTGTTCCATATTCCCGTGAGAAAAGCAGCGATTCTATTCCACAATGTTACGAAAAAGTTTGCAATACCGTTCCATACGCTTTGTGCTGTACTTGCGATTGCATACCATGTTTTTCGCAAAAATGCACTGATTTTATCCCAGTTTTTATATAAAAGTATTCCTACAACGATAACCGCTGTGATAGCTGCTATAACTATTCCAACCGGTCCAGTTATCAAGGCAAAAGCACCTTGTAAGAGTGTCCAAGCCTGCTGAACCTTTATAATTGCACCTGCAAGAGTTCCTAAAACCACGAGGAAAGGCCCTATAGCCGCAATAACAGCACCTAAAAACAAAATTACGTTTTGCATTGTAGGTGAGAGTTCGCTAAATTTATTAATCCAATCTGTTATTTTCTGAATCATCGGAGTAACTACAGGTAACAGTTTTTCACCAATCGTAATGGCAAGTGTTTCTACTGTGGACTTAAAAGCCTCTAATGCACCTTTGGATCCCTTCATTTTGCTTGCTGCTACATCTTGTGCTCCACCTGCTTTGTTGACGGCTTGGCTCATTTGATTCCATGCATCTGTACCACTCATCAGAACTATATTTGCAGCACGAATCGCATCCGAACCGAATATAGTCGCAAGGGCTGCGTTCCTTTGTTCCTGCGAAAGTCCTCCGAGCTTTGTTGAAAATTCTTGTACCAATGCTGGAAGTGGCTTCATTTTCCCATTAGCATCGTATATCTGTATGCCAAGCTCTTTCATTAATTTTGCAGCTTTGTCAGATGGCGATATCAGCGACATAAGCATGGACTTCAAACTTGTACCTGCATCGCTGCCCACAATACCGGCATTTGCCATGAGTGATATAGCTGTGACAGTATCTTGTATACTCTGTCCTGCCATATTTGCAACCGCACCAGCAGCCTGCAAAGCATATGCCATATCTGTTATTTCGCCAGCGCTAGCATTTGCACTGTTAGCTAATAAGTCAGCTACTTTAATTGCCTTATCGCCAGACAAACCAAAAGCATTTAGAGCCTGTCCTACGATTGTAGCTGCTTCTGCGTTGTCTATTTGTGCTGCAGCCGACAACTGCAATGTTGCCTTTACAGCTTTGAATGTGTCGTCTATGCTCAAACCAGCTTTGACAAGCTCAGTCATAGCTGCCGCTGCATCGGTTGCCGATGTACCCGGGAGAGTGATATCATTGCCAAGCTGTTTTGCTAATTTGCTCATTTTTGCCATTTGTTCAGACGTAGCACCGGATACAGCCTGAAAAGTATAGCCCATGCTTTCAAAATCTCCGGCTGCTTTTATAGATGCTCCTGCTGCTGCAAGTAGTGGCAATGTAAGCCCTACCGTTAATTTTTTGCCTAGCTTTGTAAATTCTTCTCCTACTTTTTTTAGCCCGCTAAAACGGTCTTCTACACTTTTTAAGCTGTCTTTTACTTGTCGCATTGCTTTTTCAAAGTCGTCGATAGAAGCACCTATGCGTACAGAAATATTTCCTATTTCAGCCATATCATCACATCCCGAAACGTTTTAATAGCTCTTCCCAAGCTTTCTTTTTGTCTTTGATAGACTTTGTTTTCTGTTCTTTTTTCTTGCCGAGCAGTTTTGACGGCGATACAGGACGTTTCAGTTTACCTGTATAGCTTATAATATGTGCTACAGCCCATGCTACTAAGTGTAGTTGCTCTTCTTTTTGAAATTTTTTCGCCTCTGCAATGAGTGTGATTTCATGTGGTGTCAAATTCCAGAATTCATCAATGGATATTCCTAGTTTCAGACACTGAAGGAGGTAGTCTTCCCAATCCCAACTACCTCCTTCATCTTTTAGTTTTTTTGTTTTTTCACCTCTTTTTGCGGTCCAAAAGCAAGCTCAAACGCTTTTGCTATAGCCTCACTTACTTTCTGTAAGCCTATCTCGTCTATTATCTCGTCTGTCTGTTCAAGTGTTAAGTTTGGTATCTGGTGAAGCAGTCCTATTCTGAACATTTCTGTTAAATCATTTATACCAATATCCCCTTGCATTTTCTCTCCAAGTTTGCTAATAGACATTTCAAAAGTTTTCTCTAACATCCGCAATGCTTTGTTGTTATACTTCAATGAATAAACTTTGTCACCAACTTTAACATCATATTGCGCTATCATAAGTTATTCACTCTCCTTACGCTGTCGTCTTTGTTAGAGGACCTGTACCCTGCAATGTGCCTGAATATGTCGCTGCATCATCATAAGGCGCATCAATTGGGAAATCAGTCAGGTATGCCTTGCCAGTATACTTGTTGCCTGCTGGCGTGACAAGCTGCACCTGCAAAATCTCATTATTCATGTATGCATCCTCTAGCGCTTGGTATCCTGCATCATCTTCCACTATCAAGCCGTCAAAGTCGATACTCCAATTCCTGATTGTTGGCAATCCTTCATACCATCCGTTTGAATCCTTTGACGTTATATCCGCCTCATCAACCTCACGATTGAGTGTTGCGTTTTGTTGCCCTGCTACTGTTGTCCAAACAGGCGCTGATTCTGTTCCTGTATTTACCTGAATAATAAAATCAACACCAGTTACTGCTGGCATTTATACCATCCTCCTTATTCTTGAATTTTGAATCTGAATCGCACAATACCATGTCGATACCCTTCTGGGTCTCGCATGGTTTCTACCACGTCTACCCTTGCAGACACAACAAAAAAGCCCTCAACAACCAATGGTGTTGAGGTAATGGCTTGTATAACTTGGTCTATTATTTGTTTTGCTTCCATCATGCCTTTGTACTCGCTCCAAATATGCAACGTATGTGTCACTTCTTGCCCGTTTTCTAGTTTTGTGCTCCAATCGACTGCCGTGTCTTCACCAAGTGTGACATACGGCATTTTTGCACCATCGGGCACATTGTCATATACAGGGCAAGTCAAATTCGCCTTTAGGCGGTCGTAAATCGCTTTTTGTAGGGGTAATAATGGCGACTTCATTTTGCCGCCTCCTCAATGGCTTTTTTAAGACCTTCTTCAAATTTAGGTTTCTCTTCTTCGAATGCTGGAAATAAAAAGGGCTGTGCTGCCATTTTTCTTGTGCCAAATTCTACATAAGGTGCATAAGGCATATGAGGTCCTATTTGCGCAGACATTATGCCGTAAAAATCTACTGTGATAGAGTTTCGAAGTGCTCCAGTCCTCACAGGGCATCTTTGTTTTGCACCAAGCTGTATGTTCAACGCCGATTTACCGACCTGCTCTTTTACAGCTTTGCGGAGTTTAGCATTAGTAAGGTCAATTCTGCCCAACGTTTCTCTAACTCCTTTTATGTCTATCGTTATTGATGTTTTAGGCACTTGCTACCACCTCGCTACATAGAAGCTCTAACCACTGATGCCGTTCTTCTACGTCAAGAACCGCTTCTATCTCGAATATTCTGTCTTTGTATAATAGCCTCATCTGCGGCTTTATTCCCGTCCGATAGCGTATTGTAACCTTGTGACTTAGCTCGGATTGTACCTGTTGTGCTGTATACCTTTCGTTGCCTCTTAAAGGCTCTATAGCTGCCCAAATAGTAGTTATATCCTGCCATGTTTCTATTGTGCCGCCATAACCATCATCTGTTTTTACAAGCTCTTGCAAGGTTACTCTGTGCCTTAATTTTCCAATCATAGCATCATCACCCGATATGGTCGCAAAAGCGATGCAACCATTGGTGGTATGTCAACTCCTGCCCTTGCCTGTATTTCATATTCTACCTGTGGTGTTTCTCCTTCTCTTGCCTCATACATATGTGCTATCAACATCAATATGGCCTGTCGTATGGCCTGCGGCACGTCACTGGCGTTGTTGCCATAGCCAGAAGTGTATCGTATCACTAAACTAGCAGGATTGACGGCATTAATCGGAATTTTTGCATAAAAAACATCCTGCCCTACTAAAGCATAATTTTCGGTCGAGACTATTTCGCCATCCAAAATAACCTCATTTATCGCTTGAACTGGAGGTCTTGGTAGATACACTTTTCCACTAGCTGAATCCAACGCAAATTCCCATGTCTGTGTGATGAAGGCACGTCGTGTATATTCTTCTGCCTTCTGCCTTGCTGCTGTTATAAGCGCACTAATCAGACTATCTTCTTCGATTTCGTCCACCCTTAGATGTAATTTTACTTCCTCCAGTGTCACTGGCTCTATTGTCGGTGGTGTCACTAGCCTTAGATACATTTTCTTTCACCTCGCTTGGCCCTTGCAGGCTTTTATCCTGCTCGGCCACTCCAGCTTGTATCCATGCTTTTGCTGTTTTATCATCAACATCCACAACAGAACCGGGCGTAAAAGCCCGGTCTGCTGTTGCAATGCTCCTTAATATCCTAATTCTCATCATTAATCACCCTTACTCTGCTGGCACATTTAATATTCTTAATGCGTCTGGTCTAATTACGCTG